TTGGATGAGATGTTTGTGATTTTTATTGAATCTGAGAGCACCACTATCTATAATATCGTCTCCAATTTTAATCGAATGAATCCTACCTCCACAATAGGGTCTTTTCTCTAATATAGTAATTTTTGCACTCGAATTCATTTTTTGAAGCATGTAAAGATAGAATAAAGAGGAAATACCACAGCCAATAATTATAATATCATACTTCATATTATAATTTAGGAAAAAATTGTGTCATTTATAAAAAATCTCCCATTTTTTTTAGCTAATTCCGTGCCTTTTTCAATAATTTCCGGTAAATTTTTGGATGAATACTCTGTTTTTAGTGATAAAGGATATTTACTTATGAATTGTACAATTGAATAGAATTCATTGTTCTTAAAAATATAGTAAATTGAATCTCTGAATGAACTATTAAAAAGGTTTTCTTCAGTATCATGTCGCATTATGTTCATATATATTATAAATAGAAATATTTTATTTTATTTCTGATAATATATCATGGTTAGTTGCAATTGTTGTGAAAATATTACGCAATGTAATCTAAATTCTCATCAGAGAGAGTTTTACAAAATGCACGACATTATACAAGTTCCAATAGCGGGAAATTATTTTGATAATCCAATTAAAAAAATAAAAGAAGATGAGATACCTGCGTATGAAGTTAAATATGTAGTATTACGTCAGAATTTTCAGGGAGTTCCTTATCTTCTTCTTAAACAACGGGATAAAATATAATCTTCTATTATAATATTATGGTTCAATACACAAATTTAGCAGAAACAACTACTCGTTGTCTGGGATATACTTCCCAAAGGTGCTGGGCAATAACCCAATTAAATGTAGAAGCAGCTTGGAAAGAATATTACACTAAATACGATTTATTGGAATACCGACTTTTTGCAACTGGGGCAAATTGGTATAATACAATTGATAAAATACCGAAAGATGAAATACCGATTTATGCGGAATTCTTTAATATATACCCAAGGGAATTCTATGGCGTTCCATACTTAATACTACAAGCGAAGCCAGGAGTAACCCCACCACCTTCTCTATTATCTCTGAAAAAATAATCTAACAATAGATTAATGGTAAGATGCAAGGATTTATTAAGTGATGAGAAATGTTGTCTCCCCTTTAGTGAAACAACATGCGAGTTTGTTGTGAATAGGAATGTAAATAGTGCATGGATAGAATATTACAAGAAGTATGATCTTATCCAATATCCAATATCTACGTTCGTAAGAACTACACTTTGGTATGAGAATATCCCAAAAATACCGAAGGACCAAATCCCAATTTATGAAAAGGAATATATTATTATTCCACAGCAATTTGAGGGGCAGCCATTTTTATTGCTTATAAAGCGCGGCAGCGAGACCCCCTAGTAGAGATCCCAATAAAAAATTGATTCAATTTTATATGATTTTTTTTTCTAAGAAGTCCCTTCCGCTGATATAATATGCAAAAAAATAACCTAAACCCAAAACTTGTCCAATTTTTGGCACTAAGACTTCGCCGAGAAATCGTTTTCACAAAGCTAATTTTTTTTGAAGTGTTTTTGATAATCCGCCTTTTTAGTTTCATTCCGACTGATTCTATTATCAGCACTCGGAGACATTACAAAGCTTTCAAAATTAAGATACTAATGCATGTTCTCCGTCATCACTTGTATGAGGCAGGGTACAGAAATTTCGAAATGCACAAATGGGGGGGAAATTTGCAGCCTCTTCATCGTCATCATTTTCTGAATGCGATGCATAATCTTGGCTATTTCAAGCTCAGAATATTCAAGCTGCTATACAGCACTGCGCTTCATGGTTTTTCAAATTCAAAATTTCACGAACTCTGTGATAAGAAAGGACCAACAATGACGGTCTATACTTTGAATGGAAAGATGATTATTGCAATTTTGCAAAAATCTTGGAATATTCAAAATCCTGGATGGCAGTATGACCCAGACTTGCGACTATTTTTTGTTGATAACGATGGGACAACTACTGAGCTTGAGTGCACAAATTCAGAAGAGGTACAAAAATACCTCAATGGATCTTTATGTGGTCCACATGTTGGCGGATTACCACTCGACTTAATGTCACCAAGATGTGGAGTTTATTTTTTGCAACGTGAGTTGATAACAGGTGGTCCAGAAAACTACTACGCAAGTATTGACTCTGTTGTTGTATTGCAGATGAGTATTTGCCTTGAATTGGTCTCACCATCGATTTTAACAAGAGTTGCTCGGGTTGTGGCGCCTTACTTAAGGATTGGAAGAGTAGGGGGAAGCGCACTTCCCCCATGCTTTTGTAGCCCCACAATAGCCACATTAGGGCAAAATTACTGATAGATTACTGTTGTATAAAAATATTTTATAAAATAATTTTGCTATAATGTGGCTAAGAAGAGGGGAATTTATTATTCAATAAAATTTGCCACCTAATAGAAAAGTAAAAAGGAGGGGGGTAACGAATCGCTTGCGATTCGTTAGTGTAAGGGGGGGACGATAAAAAACTCAAAGAGTTTTTTATCCACCGTGTCTTAAAGACTACGTCTTTAAGACAAAGCGCGCTTCCCCCCCCCCTTAGATGGTCCGCAAAAATTCCCAGCCCAATTTCTCGCAAATTTCTTTCCAAACTACGTCATGTGAAACGATTTTGTCCCGGCTCTTTAACAATGGGAATAATACCTTGTATTCATCTCTGTCCAATAATTCCACGAATTTGTATAATACATAGTTGTAATTCAAAAAGTTCTTCTTGGGTTTCTTCGGAATTTCGCCCCATGCACTATTCACCGCCGAAAACATAATTCGGATTTTATCTTCAATATCCTTTGTAATAATTGGCGGCGGTAATCCGTTCAAACGGTTTATAATATGTGCTATATGCTCATAATATTTATTCAGATTTAACTTCCGTAAATAATACCTAATTTTCTTATTTGCTAATTCTGTCAAATCCTTGATGCGCTCTTTCCTAATTTCTTCCCTGACTGCATCCAAAACCTCATCCGGTATATCAGTCGATTCCTTGGCTTGAATCTGATTCAGAATTTCATTCAAATGATTGGTGCGTTTATATGCAAAATAGGTTGCTTCAGGGGGGGGATCTTTGTAGTTTGGCTTATCAGATTCAATGATGACATATTCCATATGCCCACATTTTAGACAACTCATAAATCCTTCTATGTGATTTACAATCAACTCATAATCTTTATTATAAGTCACTTTACATTTCTTGCAAAAGTCAATTTTATTATGGACTTTCCCGCGAATCCCATATGATTTATCTATTTTAGAGAGATATGCATCCAATTTAGAGGCTCTATCAATATTAGTGCCCATCTGCACAAAATCATTCATCTTTAGAACTCTTTTACCCTCATTATTTTCCTCAACTTCATCCTGCTTAGCAGGAATGCCAAAAAATGCTCCAATCTTAGGCTCATTTTCTCCACCAACAACTTTCTTTTTTTCTTTTTTCTCCTTCTTTTTAGGAGGAGGAGATGAATCATCTTCTTGTTTTGCTACATTATCCATCTCATTATAATACTCATATAGAATATTCCCTGTTTTAATAAAATAGTCGGTTTCTTTAGATTGCAACTCAATATTTTTTATTTTATCTTTTAATTCATCAATATTGTTTTGAATAGAAAAAATTTCAGTTAAATCATCGGGATTTAATGCAATACTATTATCTCTCTGTATTTTTTCTAATTTTTCTTCTTCTGATTTTAGCTCAAGATAATATTTTTTAATATTTTTTTGTTCTTCCTTGAAATTTTTAATAATTTCATTATGTTTAGCATCTAGAGTAATCCGGGAATCACATTGGATGATTTTCTTATTTTTCTGTTTAAACATATTAGTTTATATTCACTTTTTTTTAAGTTATTTTTATTAAATGGATGCCTTGGAATTGCAGAAAATGATATTTATATACAATGCATTAAAAACCGGGTGGAGTGTGAAAATGATGGCAGAGGGGAAATTTGAATTTAAGAAATCTCTTGAAAAAGCGAATTATACGAAGGAAGTATTCTTAGATGATTACTTAAAAAAATTTATTGAATCTAATTTAGAGATTGAGAACTTAAATCAAAAAATTTTTTTATATAGTAGCAATCTTGCCGCATTTATTGGTAAAAATCCCCATATTACAGCGAGTCGTATATTCAACTCCTTGTTTGAAAAATACTACAAAGTTGGCAAAACAGTGGGAGATAGTGTAAAGATACAGAAGATTGGGGAGAAAATAGAAAATAAGAAGCTACTAATTGAAATCGATACAATTTGTAATAATAATAAATCGCCCGAAATGATGCAGAAAGACCGAGAGGTTTTAATAAAATCTCTGGAAACTTCCAGCGCACTGGCAGAAGAAGATAAAAAAGAAGTTCGAAAAATAGTCGAAGGTTACACGAACAAGAGGTTTGGCACAATCCGAGAAGTGAATGCATTGGATTTCTATAAAGAAAAATATAATGTAGAAGTGATTACTAAGATAGACCAACGAAGTAAGAAAATTCTTACAATCGATGGTACGGAATTATGGGTAATTAGTAAATTGGATGGGATGAAAATGGATGGAACAGTGATTGAGATAAAAAATAGAATTTATAAATTATTTGATGAAGTTAGAGAATATGAATGGCTACAAGTGCAGGCATATTTGCATGTATATGGACTTCCAAAGGCAGAATTGGTGGAATTTTTACAGAATAGTGGGGGGACAATGAAGATTAATGAGGTTAAAAAAGATGAGACATATTGGAATGATATTTTGCTGAAAATATTGGAAGATTATTTCCGCGTTTTTTTGAAAATTATTAAAAATGAAGAGAAAATTAGGAAATATATGAAATTTGGTGAAACTGAACAAAATGAATATATTAAAAAATTAGTGCGAAAAGAGAGCACTGAAAATGCTGACTAAAATATTTTTATAAAATTTATTGTGCAAAAAAAATTGCAAATTATTAGATTTTTTTTTCCAATAATTGAAGCTTTAGAGTTATTTATTTTTTTAGAAATTAAATGCGTTTCTGAAAAATTTTTTTTCTTTGTTAAGAATATAAATGTCTGGAGGACTTATGCAACTCGTCGCCTATGGCGCACAGGATGTCTACCTAACTGGAAACCCCCAAATTACTTTCTTTAAGGTCGTTTACCGTCGTCACACCAACTTCTCTATTGAATCTATTGAACAAACCTTTAACGGAACTGCCGATTTCGGCAAACGTGTTACCTGCACCATTTCTCGTAATGGTGATTTGATTAACCGTGTTTACCTTCAGGTTACTCTTCCCCTTGTTGAGTGCCCCACCGCTACCACTGCTGATAAATCTTTCTGCTTTCGTTGGGTCAACTACATCGGACACATTCTCATCCGCAACGTCGAGATCGAGATCGGTGGTCAACGCATAGACAAACACTACGGTGATTGGCTGAATATCTGGAACGAGCTTACCCAAGAGCCCGGACACCAGATAGGTTATGATAATATGGTCGGCAATACCTTCGCTCTTACTGGTACTGCCCTCGAGAAGGCTGAGGCAACTACTCTCTATGTTCCCTTTCAGTTCTGGTTCTGCAGGAACCCCGGTCTGTCTCTTCCTCTGATTGCCTAAAATGCTGGGCTGAAAAACACCACTCCTTTCTGAAATTTAGAATAAAGAAAGGGAAAATAGGTTAGCGGTTCTAACATAAAACTACCGCAGGTGTTAGTGCGATAATTCGTGCGACATTTCCAAATTGCTGGAAACCCCTAAAGTCGATATGCTACCAACGGATAAATGAAAATTTTTCCTGGCTGAGAAAAAACTCAGGTATGGTAAAAGTGCAATCGAATGATAAACACAATGTGTTTTGAAATGGGCAATCAGCAGCCAAGTCCCTAAGGTTTGTAAAACTATGGGAAAGGTTCAGAGACTAAATGGTAATGGGTTTTTTATTTATAAAAGGCTTAAGATATAGTCCACTCCCGAAAACATACAGAGGTATTAAACCTCGGCTTCTGTATGTAAATACACCGAAAGGTGGGGTATTTAAGGTGCAATACCACGAGGTCAAAGTCATTCTTGAGTTCAGGCAGAAGAATGAGTGCTACGTTACTGCCGATACTCTCGGAAACTGCGGAATCAACATCGACTCCAAGTCCGATTCTCTCTTCTGCGTTCCCTCTCTTGAGGCTGCTTCTCTCTATGTCGACTACATTTACCTCGACACTGATGAGCGTAGGCGTTTCGCGCAAGTTTCTCATGAGTATCTTATAGAGCAACTTCAATTCACTGGTGATGAATCAATAACATCCCAGAATATAAAAGTCAAATTGAACTTTAACCACCCCGTTAAGGAACTCATCTGGGTAATTCAGCGTGACTCCGTTATCCAGCTCGGAATGAACCAGTGGAACAACTACACTGATGACTTCGACAACGATACTCACGGCAAGATTCAGTCCAACGGTCTCCTTGACCCCTATGCCGCTCTTCGTACCAACGTCGAGTCCGGTTACTCCGCTGTCAGCTTCCCTGCCCAGCTCGTCGACAAAATCTACGGTCCCCAGGGTGAGGCTTGGCAGACTACCCCCGAAGTCGGTGTCAGCCAGCTTCCCCAGGGTGGTGGTGCAGGAACCAACAACAACGCCCCCGTCAACTTCTCCGATTACAACGAGGCTGCCGGTGGTGCTGACCACGCCGGTCTTGCTCCCCAGCGCGCCGGTCGTAACCCCGTTGTTCGTGCCAAGCTTCAGCTCAACGGTCACGACCGTTTCTCCGAGCGTCTTGGATCTTACTTCAATCTTGTCCAGCCCTACCAGTGCCACACCAATATCCCCGCCACTGGTATCAACGTTTATTCCTTCGCATTGCAGCCCGAACAGCACCAGCCATCAGGCACGTGCAACTTCTCTCGTATTGACAATGCGACCTTACAATTACAGGTCACTCCAAAGACCTCTATTTCTTCCAAAATCCGTGTTTATGCGACTAACTACAATGTTCTTCGCGTGATGAGCGGCATGGGTGGCCTTAACTTAGTTACATTTTTCTTAATGTTTGTAATCCAGGGCCTAAAAGCAGTATGCTATAGCATCGTGAGTTCATGCTATAGAAAACCATTTACGTCCTCACTGCAATTTATAATTGCATGACTAACTGCTAGTGGATATATTATTATATATCTGCAACATACCTTGTTGTTCGGGAAACCCCTTACAGCCTTTTCTACCAAGGATTTATGTGAAAACTTAATCTGGCTAAGAGTAATGAACTTAGGTACGGTAATAATGAAAAGGATTGGGCAACCCGCATGTCTACTATCTAAGGGCGCTACGCTAGCCTATGATAGGGCATCAGAGACTGAACGGGCATGGGTCATTAATGATGGTTTAAGCAACCGGAAATGGCTTAAGATACAGTCCTCCTTTTAGGGAAACTTAAAAGATAAAGAGTGCTTACAGCAATTAAAAAATTTTATTATAAATCATTTACTGATTTTATAATATTTCAAGATTTTTCAAAAAAAAACTTATTCATAAAAAAAGAACCAAAATATCATTTTTAATATTATTAATCATCAAGAGTTTTGCTCATCCGCATGGATAAGCAAAAATTTATATCATAAATGATGATAAAAAATTTATAAACTTTTTAAAAAATATTTTCTGATAAAATTTATTAAAAATTATGAAAATTATTTTTAAATTATCAGTAATATTAGAAAATTGCATATTTTTTGTGAAAAAATAGATTTAAATAAAATTAAGTTCATCAATATGTTTGCTTGTGCAGTTGCACAAGCAAACATATACATCATAAATACTAATATAATTTTATAAAAATTATATTAAAAATACGTTCTGATGAAAATTGTTTTAAATATCATTTTAAATAATTATGATAAATGAGCAGTAATATTAATATTTTACATATTTTTGATAAATTTAGGATAAAAATAATTTAAACTCATC